CAGATGCCGATCTTGAACTGCTAATATTTTTAGATTGTCAAAAGCGGTTTACAAGACAAGATTTTATTGATGGTACTTACACCATGAGCTGGGATAAAACCCGGTGGGACAAACTAAGAAAATTAGGCTGGATAGAGGTTTGGCGACATAGAAATCGAACAACGATAAAGTATAGCGTATTTAAGACCTCGTTTAAATGCAGCCAACTTATAAGTAGAATATACAGGATATTACTAGGCGAAGAAGATATGCCAACATCCGAAAGAAGTGTTTTTTACGATAACAAATCATATACTGATAAAGTTTACAATAAAGCTATAGATGATATGATTAAAGATAAAGATAGATAATGGCGTTCAAACTAGGTAGCAATAGAGGTAGTAGAGACAGTAAGCTAAACATAGGCTCGAAAGAAACTATATCTGGCTGCAGAATTGAAAGAGTTGAACTACCTGAAGGTGTTATGGGTGAAAGTCACAAAGAAGGTGTAATATATATAAGTGACGCTATAGATCCAGACAGTGAGCAATACAGAAGAGTTTTGAATCATGAAATGAAACACATGACGCACATGAAGCTTGGTAGAGTCGACTACACTGATGAATATGTGTTTTGGGATGGCGTTGAATATCCTAGGCAGCAAGGTTATGTATTGTATGAAGACCAATGGGTAGAGGAGGGAGATATAGATCTTCCTTGGGAATTTAAAGATTAATAAATATGAAAAAGACAGTAGCATACAAAATGGCAGGCTTTGGCACTAAATCAGGTCACGCTGATACAGTGTTAAGTAAAAAAGACGGTAAAGTAAAAGACACTGCCTCTAAAGAAGTGACTGATGCTGAAAATCCAGATACTTACGTGTACAAAGGTAACAAAAATCTTAGTGATACAGACAACATCAATGAGAAGATCACTAGCATGGAAGACAGAGTATCAGCGATTAAAGAAGATATTACTAACGACGTATTTGATGGACCTGACTTAAATAGAGCTAAGGATCGTATGTCATCTATAAACGATCAAATTAGCAAACTTAAAGCGCTTAAAAACACAAAAGACTTTGTATAATGATAAGTAGTCTAGTAGGAGGTTTATTTGGTAAAGTCTTAGATAACGCAGAAGGTATACTTGATAAAGTAATAACAACTGACAAGGAGAGAGATGAGGCTAAGCTGGCGTTAAAATCAATAATGCTTGAAGCAGAGCGTGAAGCATTTGCAAAAGAAGTTGAAGATCGTAAAGATGCACGTGATATGTATAAGGACGATGCTATTATCCAGAAGATACTAGCTACGTTGTTTACAGTAGCATACTTTGGTATCACTTACGTAATGTTTAATTACTTTGTAAATAAGACAATAGATCTAGGTGAATTTGAGATTAGTTTTATATCAACAATATTCGGTGCTATGAGCGCTAAAGTAAATACAATAATAGACTTCTTCTTTGGTGGAAGTTCAAATAAAAACGAACAAACAAAATAAACAAAATGGCAAACAATTTCTTTACAACAACAACGGAGCCAATAATAACAACAGGTGCTACTGCTTTCGGAGCAGATGATGCAATGTTTGATTGGACACCTATACGAGTTCCAAAAGGTTCTTGTGCCTTAGCGAGTATATCCGGGTACATAATGGGTAAAAACGGTGACGACCAAGCTACCAGTGCTATTCTTGATTTATTTTTTGCTAAAAGTATAAACGGAGTAGCGCCTCCAACTATTGGCACTATAAACTCAGCTATAACAAAAGCTAATGCTGTTGCTTTTAGAAGACATCTAATTGGTTATATGTCTTTGGACATGGACGAAAGAACAGACTCAACGGATCCACTTGCGTCGTATAATGCTTTTGGACTAGCTTTCAATTCTACAGTAAACAACTCTTACAATCCTATAATCATGCAAGCTGAAGCATTACCTGGAGACACTGGATTTCAAACCATATATGTGGCTGGAGCTTCACAAGCTGCTTTTGACTTTGGAACAGGGGTTTTATGTGCTGGAGAAAATGCTGCGGACAACTTAGCTATAGTTATAGATAATGGTTCTGGAGGCGCAAGTATTGCCCTTGATACATTTGCTGTTGGAGACGAAGTGGTACTAGCAGACGACACTAGAATAGGTACTATAACAGCTTTAACTAATGTGCTTATGACTGTAGATACCTCGCCAGCCACTCTAGCAAATAATGCTGAGATTGTACCAAAATTTCCATTAAGACTTACGTTTGGCTGGGAATACTAAAAATAATTAACTAATTAAATTAAATTAAATCATGGCAAAAAGAAAAACACCTAAGACTGTTGACTTAAAACCTCAAGCAGAGAAAATTACAGATCAACAACTAGAAAAGCTTCAACAAACAGTAAAGAGCGTACAAATGGCTCAGTCTGATATTGGAGCTTTAGAAGCTAGAAAACACGAGGCACTTCACGCAGTTCTACAAATGCAGTCCGTGTTAATGCAATTACAAGAAGAATTTAAAAAAGAATACGGTACAGATGATATTAATATCGCTGACGGTAAAATTAAATACAATGATGACAAGCAAGCTGATAAGAAAAATAACGATAGGTAAGGACTACAAAATCGACGCTATGCACTACGCCGTTGGGCAAGAAGTATATGGTGGCCACACTATTTGTGATATATTAGAAGAAGAAGACAAGTATTCAATATATATCAAGAAAAATAAAGACGTGTTGCCGTGGAAAGACTTCAACAAGAACATGGCTATATCTGTAGAGTATAACCTAGAGTACTAATGAAGAGTTTACACTCTTTCGTGGTTAAGCCACATGGATCTAGATATAACAATACTAAGTCTATAGGTAATAAAGAACTGATATTAAATACAGAAGTTTACAACCATCAATTCACCAATAGAACAGCAGAGGTTGTATCTACTCCATCTGCTAGCGATAGTCTAGGTATAAATCCTGAAGATAAAGTAATAGTTCACCACAACGTCTTTAGAAGATGGCATGATGTTCAGGGTAGAGAAAAAAACAGTAAATCATTTTTTAACGAAGATACTTACATAGTTTCATCAGATCAAATATTTCTAGTAGAGCAAGGTAACTCTTGGAGGTCTACAGAAGGGTTTTGTTTTGTACAACCAATAAAAGACAACAACAACCTAACAACAGAAACAGAGAAACCGTTAATGGGTATAATAAAATATACAGACGGAAATGTTGAGGTTGGTGATTTGGTTGGTTTCACTCCTAGCTCTCAGTACGAGTTCATAATAGATGGCCAAAGACTATATAGAGTATACAATAAGTTTATTACAATTAAATATGAATATCAAGGAAACGAAGAAGAGTATAATCCAAGCTGGGCATAAAGCGGTTGAAGAACTTATTAAAGTTGCGAAAGAAGCTATTGTTGATAGTGGTGATGACATTACTGCCGATAGACTTAAGAACGCTGCTGCTACAAAAAAGCTCGCTATCTTCGATGCCTTTGAGATACTTAATCGTATACAGGAAGAAGAAGCTTTACTCGAGGGTAAGGTTGCTGAGAAGAAAGAAGAAAAAGTTTTTAAGGGCTTTGCCGAAGGTAGATCTAAATAATGTACGAACAAACTTTATTCAAAATAGTAGAGCCAATAAAAAAGACTACAATAAGTAGACTTAACAAGGGCAAGAAGTGGGAATATGGCTACAACAAAGAGCATGACGTTGTGGTGCTTTCTCACGACGGGCAAATTGGAGAAATATACGAGATTCAAAACCTGCATATAGCTTTACCAAAAGCACCTAAAAATATACACAGCAACAAGGATAAAAAGTGGAAGCAACTTGAAAAACCTGATGTACTTAAAAAGATTAAAACAATATTTGACTGGAAAGCCTACCCAGAAGACCAAAAAGAACAATGGCACGACTATATTGACGAAGAGTTCGATAGGCGTAGCAGTGGTTTTTGGTTTAACAACAACGGTGTGCCTACATATATAACAGGTACTCATTATATGTACCTACAGTGGAGTAAGATTGATGTTGGCGCTCCAGACTTTCGTGAGGCAAATAGATTATTCTTTATATTTTGGGAAGCCTGTAAAGCCGACAAACGCTGCTATGGTATGTGTTATCTTAAAAACAGACGTTCTGGGTTTTCTTTTATGAGCTCGGCCGAGACGGTTAACTTAGCTACTATTTCAAGTGACTCTAGATATGGAATACTATCGAAAAGTGGAGCTGACGCAAAGAAGATGTTTACAGACAAGGTTGTACCTATATCAATAAACTACCCTTTCTTTTTCAAGCCTATTCAAGATGGTATGGACAGACCTAAGTCTGAACTAGCATACCGTGTGCCTGCGAGCAAGTTTACTCGTAAGAAAATAGACACAAACGAGAAGCTAGAAGAGATAAAAGGTTTAGATACTACGATTGACTGGAAGAACACAGGGGACAACAGTTATGATGGTGAAAAGCTTTCACTACTAGTGCACGATGAGAGTGGTAAATGGGAACGACCAGATAACATACTCAACAACTGGCGAGTTACGAAAACTTGCCTTAGACTAGGTAGCAGAATTATTGGGAAATGCATGATGGGATCTACTAGCAACTCGTTAGACAAGGGTGGTAATAATTTTAAAAAACT